GGTCACCGCCTAATTCCACAACAGAATCAGAGGCAATACATCCCAAGTCATTCGTTACCTGCTGTAGCTGAAAGTCAGCAACACTGTTGCCTACCAGCTTCTTAATATTGTTTGTGCCGAAGATGTACAATTCGTCACGGAATGTTTTAATCTGAACAATGTCAAAACCGACGTTAATCTCGCCAGCACCATTAGCTACGGAAAAGTCAGTCTCATCCAAAGGTGCAGAGAAGTACAATGAGTTAAGGCTAGCACTTGCACCTGCCATAAACATATGTGATTTGAAAGTAGTTACATACTTTGGATTAGTAGGAGCATTGGCATGAGTAATCTGCGTATATGTCGTGCCGTCGTATGTAGCGGCAGGGTTTACCCCATCAACTAAAATAACTTCATCTGCAGACCAGTTATAGCGATGGAAACGTATTTTATTTACGCCTACCATCGTAGGACTACCGGATGTAGTTACTGCTACCCAAGCAGATGTTCCAGTGTCCCAATAGTGAAGGTAGTTGTTTCCGCTTGTGGGCTTACGACATGCAAGAATACCGTCATTGACATTGTTAGCGACACATACGCCTAGGACAGCACCTGTTCCTGGTAAATTTGGGTATGCTTCTTGAAATCCGCTAATCCGGCGGTAGCCCCCTGAAACAGAAGGCTCGTAGTTGATGAGTCGGATAGCACTGCCGGGAGCTATCTCCCCCTGTGACAGTACATCTCTGTTGGTGTTTAATCCACCCTCACAAGAGACTCGTGCAATCTGCAGATTATCGGCCATTAAACGACTCTTGTATTAATAACGGAACTATAGATAGAACGTGGATTGTAAGTAGAGCGTACGATTAGCGGATCATCCACTAGCACACGGCGCATCATCTTGATGCCTTCCATAAAATCATTCTGGTGAATCTGTGCGCTTTGATCGTTAGAGCGGAAACGCATCATGTACATCATGGCACCATCAATAATCACGTGGTCAAAACGAGATGGGATAACGCATGTATCACTAAATAGAGTAAGATTATCGGGGAATGACCAATATTTGTACTCAATTACGTACGCAGCGTTAGGACTAGGCGTAACACCAAACTTTTCTTCTTGGGTTTGATACACACGAATAGGTGCGGATATACCAGTACCAGAATCGTTGGTATCATCTGACACACGGTAGTTTTCTAAGTACTCTGTGTATGAGATAACTGGAAGACGGGAAGGTGAATTACCTTGTGCCGCTAATTCTTTTAAGTAGAATGATTCCCAGTCTACAGAAGATAAACCACTAGGAAAATCGTATTCACGAGTTCCTGCAACTAAGGTTTGATTGTAAGTAGTTAATGTAAACGGCCACTCTTGAGCAGATTGAATGATCTTGCGAATGGACGAATTGATAGCATCCTTTGCTAACGCCTGTACGTTACGGACACCTGCGAAGTCATCTTGGTCAATAGTCACTTCGTTCAGACGACGAAGTAATTCATTGGTCAATGCAAGATACGTAGAAGCCATTTATATTAAATACCTGTGTAGAAAGAGTCCACCGCCCCGAAGGGCGGCTTTCTCAAGGTTACTTATGCAAGCTGATCACGATCAACTTCGTCAGCACCAGCAGTTGCTTCGTTCACGTCAACAACAATTGCCCATACACGAGCAGTTACTGTAGCCGCTGGAGATGCACCAGCTGTACCTGTTACGTCGATTGTGTCGGCGGCTGCAACGATACCCTGTGTTTGAGTACCGAAAGCAAAGTCACCTGCAGAACCACTATCCACAGCGGTAGCCGCCATGAAAGTTGTAGTTCCGTCAGTTACTGTGACATCGTAGTCTGCAGAATCCATAGCGTCGATCAACTCAACACCAGCCGCAAGAACGAGAGTACCCGCTCCTACTGATGGACCTGTGACTGTGCCAGTTGTAGTTGGAAGCTCAACTTCCTTCTCAACCATGATTGCTTTTGCAAGCAAAGAAGTAGATTTAGACATTGTAAGTTCTCCCCTTATACACCAGTTGCTGTTACGTAACGAGCAGTAGTGATAGCTTCAGGACGAAGAATCTTACGGCCATACAGGTTCATGCCACGGACGATGTCTGCGAATGAATCAGGGTCACGGTAAGTTTCAGTCTTAGCGATCTGCTGTGCAGAAGCTACTGCTGAATCGTGACCAGCAACTACAACACCGAAGTCTGTAGCCTGAAGGGTAGATGAAGACTGAGCCGCACCACCACCTACTGCTGGCAAGTTGTTAGAAACATAAACACGGAATCCGTGCAAGTTATTAACACTCAAGCCATTGCGAAGTCCGCCATTCTCACCGAAGTCAGAGTTGAACAGACGAGAGTCTTCATCACGGAGAAGCTCCATGAAGACAGGATCAATAACCATCCAACGTCCATTTGTGTCTACGAATTGCTGGTCAAGAAGACGAGCCATACGGTTGATCAATTGGAGTGGAGAGATATCGTCATCTGTAGTTGCATTGATACCTGGAAGACGAGGCTTCAGAGGAATCGCTTCACCAGCTACAGCGGCACCACCATCGTTCAAAGAGAAGTCAGTAGCGTCGAGCTTCATAGAAGCCAACAGTTCATCGGTACCAGCAGTATCGACAGCAACAGAACCAGCAACCTGATCGTTAACTGCGCTAGCATTGGTGTTCAATGAAGCTTGCTTGTAGCCTGAGATGTAACCCAAGACTTCTTGGTCAAACTGATCACGGAGGCGGTAACCGGCACGGTCAGTAGCCATATCCATGAAGTTGACGTGTGAGTGCGCATCTTCAATGTCGTCCATCTTGAATGCGAAGTAGTGCGCTTGGTCAACTACGAGAGTGAAATCTTCGTCGTCGATATCTTGCGCAGTGATTTGCGTACCACGTGAGTACTCTTTAACAGTGATCTCTGGCTCTTTGATGATCTTTACAGAGTCACCGAAGTTAGCGATTTCACCGAAGTAGTCGTTGTTTGTGATGTCTTCAACGATAGAAGACTTACGGAAGGCTTTTTGGACCTTCTGGGAATAAATTACAGGTGAGAAATTACCGTTAGGTAAGTTTCCATATCCTGCAGCTGAACGAAATGCCATGATAAGTTCTCCTCATAGTCAGGCATAATTTACATTACTAGATTACGACTGACCGCTTCAGAGGCTTGCTACACTGTGGGTGTCTGGGTTGACATGCTCGGCCAAAAGCATTACAATCAGAGGCCACGGTTTCAAGGTATTCTAGTTACGGTTAGTAATCTTTTATTTCCAGTAAAGGGTAGGTTATCCTTACGGGGCTACCCATTATCTAGATATAATATGCGTGGTGTAAGCAATAATAACTATTTGTCAACAGTTATCTTGCGGCTCCAGACATATCATAAACAAATTTACCACTTTGCATTGCGTTAAGAATTTCTTCTTCGTACTTTTCGTACTCATACGCTTTTAAAGTAGCAACTCTGCTTTCACTCCATTCCGAACTTGGCGATGCGGATGGAGAATTCTTTCCAGTCTTCTTGACCGCTTTAGCGGCTTCTTTTTCCAACTGAGAATCAGAACGCTTCTCTGAGATCATTCCCATATCCGCTTTGTACAAATCAATTGCACGTCCTGCGGCGATAGCGTCTGTATCATTCTTATATAATGCATCTTGGATATAAGTCGGTTGTTCTTTTACCCAAGCATGAAACTGTTTATCTGCACGAATACTATCAAAATCAGGATGCATTTGCTGAAGTTGATGTTGTGCTTTTTCTCGCTCTAATTGCGATTTCATTTTGCGTAGATCAGACATACTCTGTTCTACTTCTTGGCTTGCTTCTCGTGCTCTCTTCTGAGCGATGGAGTCAACAATCTTTGCAACTTCTGGGTACTTACTAGCCCATGCTTCAATCTCTTCTTCCGAAGTTGGTAGCTTGAACTCTTGTTTACTCTTCTGCTGTATCTGACGCTTGAGTTGCTCTAACTCTTTGTCTTTATTTTCTACAGTCTGTTGCATGTAACGACGAAGATCACCATAACGTTTCTTGAAAGTTTCTTCTTCGCTATCTTCAGCAGGTGCTTGCGCCTCTACTGCTTCTTCTTGTTGTACTTCTTCTTCCTCAATATCAGGACGTGAGTAACGTTTATTAGCCATTGTATTTTCCTTTTGCTGGGGGCCATAATGGGTAGCCCATATAAACTACTTGCGGTACTTTAGACCGGAGGAGTAGCTTCCTCTTCTTCCATAGGCATCTCTGCCATAGGTTCTGTCGATGGTGCCATCATGCCTTCAGGGGCTGGTGCAGAAGATTCTGCGCCTTTAGCGGCTGCACCCATTTCACCAATTTGCAACGTAAGACGTTCAAGAACAGGTTCTCCAATAACCTGATCAATTACATCTTTGATTTGAGTACCTAAAATAACCTTTAAACGTTCTTTTGATTGTTCGTCTAAATCCATATAGTTACTAATCATGGTTTCCATTTTAAAGCTAGACGTTTTCTCTGGGTTTTCAGATTCGTCAACAGCTTCAGGCGGTACCGTATCCATCGGATCATTCATTTCTGTAGCGTCCATTTCTGGATCAGGAGCCGCCATACCTGTCATTTCTTCATTCATGTTATCTTCCATATTTAACTCCTTAGATTATTCTGGACCTGAGTATTCAGAACCATAGCTGTCGCCGCCGCTTTCAGACACTTGATCTTGGCTACCGCTATCCATTTCGGACGCACTTGGTCCATCATATCCACCGTCACCAGAAGAAGAAGATGATTCACCTGGCCTACTTTGACTTGTTCCTGTAGTAGTTGGTAGATTTCCAAACTGTTCGTCATCAAAAGTTTCTACCCAAGAGTCAAATTCTTCGTCAGACATATTCCAATTACCGGTGGTATCGTCTTTTGATAGGGGATCACCCATAGCAGAATCCCATTCCCAGTCAGCGATGTAAGATTTTCCCGTTTTACCTAACTGAACCTCAGTTGGCCTAGCATATGTGCTAGCCTTAACGTAGTTCTTGTTTAAATCGTCGTAGCTCAAATTGTATAGAGAGGGGAGTTGACTAGCTAAAGCTTTTGCCTGATCTCTGTATTGTTCGTCGGTAAGGCCAGTGCCCTGCAAGGCAGTAGTGGCTACACCTAAACTCTGAGCACTTGCAGCAATGTCTTCACCCCGTTGCATAATTGCTCTATGGGCACCAACAGCATCTGCTTCACGCTGAATCCCTGCGACTACGGTGGCAATGACACCCGGAATACTTGGAGTTAACGGTACAGGATCAACATCAGTTGGGGTTAGCCCTCTAGCTAACGCCGCTTCTGGTTTTCCTGCGTATGCTTTATCCGGCCCCAGCACAGAAGCAATGCCGTATGACCCATAATTTTGCAATCCACCTACAAATGGACCATCCTCTGGGCCATCACCCCCTCCAGTTTGTGGAGCTACTGCCGGTGCAATTGTTGGCTCTTCTGGCATACAAGCACCAGTTTCTTCGTCGTAGTAAAACCCTTCTGGGCATTCAGGAACTTCTTCCTCAGCACCAATACCCAATAATGCTTCTGGCATATACCGAGTAGACTTAGTAGGATCATAATCAGTAGTTGTAACGTACTCTTGTGTAGTAGGATCTACTGCTTTAAATACGTATCGTTTAGCTTCTGGATCAAACACAACACGGTAGCCGTAGTATGGACCGCCAGTTGGAGCAGTGGGGTCTTCTAAGCTTACGCCTTCGGCTGCGTGAACAACTTCTACTTCAGCCTTTTCAACTTTAGGCTTATCTTTTTCTTCAATTTCGTACTCAGGAGATTCATGACCATGCTCGTATTCTTCGTCTACTTCAGCAATCCGTCCGTCTTGGGCCATCAAGCCCATGCCCATCTTGGCTTCGCAACGCAACTCTTCAAACGTTTTGACACCATGCCAGCGAACAACATCTGCAGGTACTACGTACTCACCTTCTGATAACATTGCAGGAATATCATCTGCAACTTCTTCAGGCTTGGAGCCAGCAGGAATCTCATTACCAGACTCAGCCTCAATACCAATGATGACTCCCATGCCATCACTCATTAAACCACCCATGTTCATCTCCGGCATTCCAAACTTTTTACCCTGCTTTTCTAGCTCCTGACGCAGAAGCTCTTGCCCGTCGATAGTGTCAATCTTACCCACGGGATTCTCCTCTTTCATCTTTTCGCCAGCTTCTGTCTTAATCATGATTCTGCCCTGTTATATTCATCTGACATTAAACCGCCAGCATATTTGTTGACTATTTTCCTGCTTACGATTCCTCTTCCAACATCTTTAGGTGTTTCAAACCTTTCAGGGTTGGACACTGGGTACAAATACTTTTTTCCACCTTCGGGCACATCAAAGGCACTACCTTCAGGAACTAAATGCTTATCTTGTAACTCTCTAAATGTTTTTTCATCTACCTGAATAGGCTCACCGATCTCTACTGATCCTATTGCCTGTGCCTTACCATCCCCAGTTTTAGCAATACCCACTCTTTTGCCAATATAAGGATCTAGACTGCGAGAGTTCCTAGTTTCATAAACTTTTTCTCCGCTGATAAGCTTTTCTGCGTAATCCAAGTCTGCCTTTTTATCTACTCGGACATTGATAGCCATATCAACGGGGTTGGACTTTTTTACGGCACCCTCCGCAGACATGAGGCCCGTCTCTTTTGGTGCCTTTACGTACTGATCCATAAACTCACTGTAGCGAGGCAAGTCTTCTACTCCAGCGGCATTGTTAATTGCTTTTACTTCGTCGTCTGATAAGACACGATTGATTTTAAGCTCCCCAGCAATTAACCATTCACCAGTCATATTAGGATTTGTTTTGTAGCGATAGCTACCACCATGAGGAACCATGTCAGTGATGTGTGCAGTACCTACATCAATCTCGCCATTCTTCTTGACGTTTGCCCTACGTAACGCTTCTTGTTGCCAATCTACATCCGCTGGTAGCTCAACCTCTGCCCATACTTGATCGTCACGGCGAACATTAGGCATTTCCATTTTCTTAGTTCCACCAGTTGCAGGATCAATCATTGCACCGATGTGGTGTGCGATAGGAACATCTCCAGAATGCCATCCCGGACGTGCCGCCACAGCTTTAACACTCTTAGTATTTTCTTTAGCAATAAACCCAGCTTCTACTAGCTTCTTGCGAAGTTCTGGATCATCCGGTATCTCCACACTACTACCTGTCGCCTTACGCTCTCCAGTATCGTAAAATGCTTTCTTACCAGTTTCAGTTTTCGGTGCAGTTGCCTTAGATGGGACATAGTACCTGCCGTTCTTTGCTTGGAAAATGTAGTCAGGCATATTGGCTTTGATCCACTCACCGACAGGTAGCGGCTTGTTAGCGTCTACAAACAAAGGATATAAGTTGTCGTCTTCGCCCTTGGTAAATAACTTGTACGCTTTAACTGTCTTCTTAGGAACGTAGTTATCTAGTTTTGAGATTTCTAAAGATGCTTCTGCAATCTCGTCTGCAATCTTTGTGGCGTTATCCACAACTTTAGTTGCAGTCTTTCCGCCAGGAAGTGCTCCGATAGCCGCAATACCAAAATCCATGAAACTAGCGTCTTCTGCGCCGGACATCAGCTTGTAGGCTTCGTCTGCGGCATCAATCATAGACTGTGCTGTACCTGCTGGGGAGAAGTCAGTGATTAGCTCTTTGGCACCTTCAATGTATTCACCAACACCCATTTTAGGCTCTGCTTCTTCTTCAGCAGTCTCAGATAGCATCAGTGGATCAGTCATCAACCCGCCTTCATTCATTTCAGCGGCTTCACGATCAATTTTATACTCTACTCGTGCCGTAGACCCACTGTTTCTTTTGGTGGTTTCAGTAGTAAATGGAGCAGTAGACAGTATCTCTGCCAATCGTTTAGCATTAGTAGACGATGTTTTAATTTCTGCAGTCACATCTTTTTGTTTTTCAGGATCGCCACCGAATAAACTATCAATGAATCCCTGCTCATCTTTATCGTAGTCTTTAAGAAATTGTTCAACAAGTTCTTTATCGGCCTTGCTTTTATCAAATACTCCAGACCAATACATCTGCGGTAAAAGATCAACTGCTTCCTGCACTCTATTGCGCAACGTAGTGTTGAACCATCTTTTAAATTGAGGAAAGTTTTCTTTGTCTTTATTAAATCTGAAACCATAATCAACACTAAAGATAGTATTTAACGCATCCATATCTTGGTTGAGAACAGCATGAAGGGCATCAAATGCTCGTATCCTATTTTCTTCTTTTGCGTTCCCAACACCTTCCCAGTTACCGTGCTTTAAATGACGCATCTCGTGGCGAGCAATGAAACTTTGTTCCGGTATCTCATTACCTGAAACGAATATTTCATTGTTGTCAGAATGGGCGGTTCCACGTAAACCAGTGCGTCCACCTAGATATTCGTCACCCTCTGACCCAAATGGAATGGTTAGCGAGTAAGGAATATCGTCGGATTCTTCCTGCATGTGTGGGAGTGGGTTATCGGAGAACGCTTCGTAATTTAATAGAGCAATACGTTCATCCGTGTTTGGCCCCATAAAATGCTGTTCAAACTTTTCTGGGTTATGATCACGAACATTACGTACTGTGATCATGTAGTCTTCACGGTCAATATCACCGTTTGCGTAATCTCTGTAGGCTGTTTCTAGCCTATCATCCATTACTTCAACCGTAGGGTCTAGGTACCGTACAGATGACTCACCCATAGCTTGGAAAGGATCAAACTTTTCTGATAAGTCGTCTACAGATTTGGATTCTTGAACGTCTACGCCTTCAGCGGCCATCAGTCCGCCTTCGTTCATCTTAGACTTTTCTACCCAAGTTCCTTCAGGTCCAATCTCGTAAAGACCGCCATCTTCTTTCTCAGGTTCTTTCGTTGCACCGTAGTACACAAGAGGCTTCATTTCTTCTGGTAGGTCTAACTGCCTACCTTCTTTTTCTGCTAATTCCCACTCTTCAACGTAAGACTTAGCAATCTCTAACGCTTGCTCTGTAGTCAATTGATCGGCTTGCTCTTCGTCAAGCATCTTATACAATTCTTTCCCAATGGCGTTATTATGAAGATCCATTTTTTTACCACGAGGATCGCCTATACTGCCTAAGTACTCTTTAGCCCCTAAAATAACATCAGAAGCTAGATCAGGATACTGAGCGTACATTGCAAGAGAAGCACCAATATGACGAATTGCATCGTACTTGTTATCGGCTTCGTCGTAGTTTGTATCTTCTTCTTCTCGTAGTTTTTTAACATACTGCTCGGCTTTTGACTTAATATCAAAAGGAGCCAATACCCCGTCATCTCTCTGAGGCATACCCCCTTGATCAAAAGACACAGTATCTGAAGTCAACCGCTCTTCAGCGGCCATAATACCTTTACTTGTCACATCTTCTTTCGTGCGAGCGGCACTGATCTGATTACTAATCTGCTGAGAAATTTGCATTGCTCTTTCTGCAGTCTCACGATTAGGCGGTCCTTCTACGACAATGTAATCGTTATTCTTAATGGCTTCTTCCATAGGATCTTCTGGGCGGTACAGGTTACCGTCTTCACCCATGCGAATCGTAGGATAGATAATCTCAGCACCAATGTCCTCAAAGTAGTTGTTCGCTGTGCGCACAGTTTCATTATCTTTGGTGGTTGGCGTAGTCGGGTCTAAGGCTCTCTCTAACCACGCTGGGACATTTTGCTTCTCTGCCATTAGTGCTTACCTTCTCCCGCTTTTTGGACAGCCTCATCCTTCAGCGTTAATAACCGACGTACTTCCCGTATCTGCCCTTGCAAAGAATACATCTCTGCTTCTGTAGGACACTGTTCTAGTTGTTGGTGTAAATAGTTCAACCGGTCACCGACGTAAGTCTCTAACCGTTCCATGTTTTGCTTACCGTTGACTAACGCCAATAGCTTGCGAGCAGTTTCAATTTGCATTAAGCGGCCTCTGGTCCTGCGGCATCAGGACGACTAAATCCTTCTGCTCCCGGTTCGGGGGCGTTTCCTGGCCCCATAGCTCCCGCTCCTACCCCTGCTTGGTTATCTGGCGTAGGTGACCCTTCTTGACCTTGCTGAGGCTGTTGTGCGCCTCCCTGTGCGGTCTGAGGCATATTCTGAGCGTACTGCGCCATCAATGCAGCTTGGATAGCGGCTTCACGGGGATCATTAACAATCTTATCTTCGTCTAGATCCAAAGATGCGGCAATCTCACGCAGGATGTAGTCAAACTTAATCATTGGTGCCATTGCTGGGTTAGCACCCAACTGCATCACCTGCATCAGCTTCTGCGATCTGATTTCATTGCGCATCAAAGATTCCGTACCACGGGCTACAACAGCAAGATCACCATTAGCTTCAGGATCAAAGTCAAATTGCATGTTGAAGGCGAACATGGCTTGGCCTAGGGGTGCTAGCATGTAGTCGTCAATATTTTTGACTACAGTCTTAATGTTTTGTGCGGCGGCACCCATCAACATCGACATACCGGAAGCTGTACGGCCTACGCCCATAACCCCTGTCTGGCCGTGGGAGAATGAAGGGATACCTGTAGACTCATCTGCAAGCTGACGGGACTTATCAAACAGCATCATATTCTCTTGAGCTACGTTCTGAAACTTCGTCGAGAATAGAGCCTGACCCGGAGCACCACCTTGACGGCGGAATACTTTACCGGGGTATACCGACAGATCCTGTCCGGGAACTAAGTTTGTCTCGTCCACCTCAAAGATCAGGTTGCCAGACAACACAGCGTTGTCCACAGCCATACGCATAAAGCCATTCATGAGTTGCTGTGTATCTTCCATATTTTCGGCAACACCAATACCAAAGAAGGAGTAAGGGTTGAGTTCATAAGGAACAGCGTAGAATGGGATGCGAGTAGGCTTAAATGGGTTGAGTACTAAGCGAAGGATATTACCGCCACAGATCCAAGCGTTAACCTGTACCTGATCTTTGTTTTTAAGTTCCTTAGTTAGCTTTAGTCCAGCTTCTTCCGCTGTCTCGCTGTCAATGACACCCCAATACTCCAAGACTTCCCAACGGTTAGTTTCCATTGTGTAGTTGCTATCGTCAATAACGTCTTCCCAATACTCTTTAACGTAGTTAGGGCCAGCATCAACAGACCGTTCTACAGCTTCTTTACGGAAAAGCGGACGATCTTTTAATTCACGCATTTGTGTACGGGACAGACGATGGCGGTACACGACATGCTCCGCTTCATCCATATTGTAGGCATCCGAATCTGGATAAAAGTTCCAGATGGACACAGCCTCTAAGCGAGGTCTAGTCTTCATGACGGGGTTGTAGCTACCGTCGGAATCCCAGCGGGGGTACTCAACGTCCTGAGCAAATGGTCCTTTGATAATCCCTGTACCAAACAAGCATTGTTCAAAAGCAACGAAACGAAGGTGCTTGTTGCCGTCAGACTCTGCAAGTTGATCGTGGATCTTTTTCTCCATCCGACGAGCCGCTTCTTTAGCGGGTTCGTAGATGGCGGCAGTCATGGTGTTTCCAGAGCCAGATTTAATCTTGTCTTCTGCACCTTTAATTTTTTCTTGGATTGGCCCTAAATCACGAGCAGTAACAGATCCTGGAGGAACTTCTCTACCGTCTCCTGCGTAACCTACGTTTAATTCTTCGTAGACTTCTCGCAAGGGTTCAGGAACAGCGGCATCAATGTGTACAGTATCTTGAATACCTTCTGGTATTGGTGTTTGCTCTACCCCAATAGGGAATTTGTTACCCGCAAACAATACGTCAGTGACTTGGCTGTACGCAGCAAGAACTTTAGTCTTAGTAATCTTGACGAAAATCTGAGAACGCTCCGTGTCGGTAAACTGAGTCGTATCATCGTACACGCCACGATAGTTTTTATAAGATGTTAACCAACGCTCTTCGTCAGTAAGACGACGATCTTTTGCACGTTGAAACTTTTGTCGTACGTCTTGTACGAATCCTGCATACTCAGAATCTAAATACTCGTCGGAACTATCTTCCAACGCTATTACTTCATCGTTATCAAATTCTGGTTTATCTACAATCGCCATTTATACACCTATTAATACCCAAAAACTGGGTCCACTGGTCTCCAAGCTGTTTTATTAAAGTCATTCCCAAAGTCAAATATACTTTTCGACTTCGGTCTTGACATGATTCCGTAGCGCACTGAGTCGTATGCGTGGTCTGATGCATAGCGTGGATCAATATCATCTGTCCCTTTAGGATCAGTCGGTATCACTTGCATATCTGCAATGATTTGTCGGCACGTATTAAAGAACACGATGTTTGGACGCTCTATCGCCTCATCGTACTTCAATAGTTCGTGCAATCTGTTCTTACCAGCTACTCGTGATCCACCGGTACGGTCTGATGGTCTCCAGCGGCATCCTTCTGCAATCATTTCTTCTGCAATGGATGGGCCAGTATGCCCACGGGTATGCCACGTTGAGCTATCCAGTACGCCGTAGCGAATATCTTCGCCAGCCTCTAATTCTAAAATTTTCTTTGCAAGTTCCCGTGCAGTGTGCTTAGATACGTACAATTCCCTATAGACATACAGCGTTTCAAAAGCAGGGTCCACCGCAAACCAGTGAACTGCTGAAAACGAACTGTAACCAAAGTCACACGCTCTAAACTTCGTCCAGCTATCCGGTACCTCAAAAGGATCGCAAGTATGCTGACTAACTTTAAACTCAGGGAAAGCCGCACCATCTGCTACAGTCCAATCACCCTCTAACAACTGCCTACGCTGTTGTTCAGGCATCGCCAAGAGGTTAGCTTCGTACATTCCGTCTTCATACAAGTACGGATTGTCTCGCAAAGTAGCAGGAATGAACCTACGGTAAAATAAAGGCTGTCCTTCGTTTCTGTGACCTACAGGAAACCGTAACTCCTCTTGCGTCTCTAAATCACGGGGTACAAAGGGGGTGTTGGCTGGTGAA